AAACCGATGTTACGCTCGAAGACGTAGCAACTCCACTACCTTCAATCGTAGATATGCGACTGCTATATCCAACGCCAGACGACGCGAGGGATATGACTGAGCCTGTCAGTGCAACTCCGGTGGTCTCAATGGTCGAAATGCGGCTGCTGTAACCCACGCCAGATGCCGCAAGGGTCAAGGCCGAGCCGGTCAGCGCAACGCCCGTGGTCATGATCGTTGCAACCCTGCTGGTGTTCAGATCGACTTTTACACCACTAGTCACAGAAAACGCTAGCCCAGAGGTGTAAGCGATGTTGGCTGCGTTCAGCGTTCCCGTGACGGCCAAGTCCGTTCTGAGGTTTCCAGAGGTGTTGTAGAGGCCCGTATGCAGGGCAGTCCCAGAGTTAGCGAGGGATATGACTGAGCCTGTCAGTGCAACTCCGGTGGACTCGATAGTCGTAACCCTGTTGGAAACCGATGTTACGCTCGAAGACGTAGCAACTCCACTACCTTCAATCGTAGATATGCGACTGCTATATCCAACGCCAGACGACGCGAGGGATATGACTGAGCCTGTCAGTGCAACTCCGGTGGTCTCGATAGTCGAAATGCGGCTGCTGTAACCCACGCCAGATGCCGCAAGGGTCAAGGCCGAGCCGGTCAGCGCAACGCCCGTGGTCATGATCGTTGCAACCCTGCTGGTGTTCAGATCGACTTTTACACCACTAGTCACAGAAAACGCTAGCCCAGAGGTGTAAGCGATGTTGGCTGCGTTCAGCGCTCCCGTTGTAGCAAGATAGCCCCGAGTGTCAGCTGTCGCTAGGGTAAGGGCAGATGCCGTTGCAACCCCAGTGGTCTCAATGGTACTCAACCTAGAACTGTTTGAATCTATCTGTGCGCCAGTAGTTGCAGAAAGCGTGGTGCTCACGCTATATATGTTGGGATCTCCGGAAGTGAAATTAACCGTTGTGTCTCCAACCCCGGTAATTTTTATCACATCATCATTATAAATATCCGAATATGCTGTTCCTGTTCCCGAAGCTGTCCACTTGTAATCGCCTCCGGCAGGCCCAGTAGACCCTGCATCTCCTTGATCTCCTTTTGATCCATCTAGCTTGGTAACAGACAGAAAACACCACTCTTCTACGGTATTCATCGCCGTGGAGCCGGTGTTGTCGTTATTCCAGAGCAAAGTAAAGTAATCTCCAGACACTCCAGTAACAACCGCAGAGGCATTCATGGTGGGGTCTGCATGATAGAAAAACTCGGTATAAAAGCTTTGCAGCACTAACGAGGGAATAACATTATTTTTTCTGATTACAGTGAAACCTTCGCCAATGACCCCGCCATTGTCCGCACCCACCTGCCCATTGACTAGATAAACACCGGATTCTCGGAGATATATGCGGGAGGTGCTGGTATTTCCGCTTATGCTTCCATATTCATAATCTAGAGTATTTAAGGTTACCAGCGTCGAAGCCGCGTCAGCGCATGAGGTGGAGGAAGTAGTTGTCAGCCTGCAAGCTACTCTGCTTCCCCCAGCTAAACCAGAAACTGTAACAATTTCAGCATAGTTAAAGGCACCTGTGGCGGCCAAGTCCGTTCTGAGGTTGCCTGATGTGTTATAGAGGCCCGTATGCAGGGCAGTCCCAGAGTTAGCTAGGGCTACGACAGAGCCGGTCAGCGCAACGCCAGTGGACTCGATGGTCGAAATGCGGCTGCTATATCCAACACCAGACGACGCGAGAGATATGACTGAGCCTGTCAGTGCAACTCCGGTGGACTCGATAGTCGTAACCCTGTTGGAAACCGATGTTACGCTCGAAGACGTAGCAACTCCACTACCTTCAATCGTAGATATGCGACTGCTATATCCAACACCAGACGACGCGAGAGATATGACTGAGCCTGTCAGTGCAACTCCTGTAGTTTCAATGGTCGAAATGCGACCGTCGAGGCTTCCGGACGCGTTGTAGAGTCCTGTGTAGACAGCGTTAACAATATTAGGGGTAGCAGCCTTTGTTATCGTAGTGTCTATTGTGTTTTGAAGCTGAACAACACCAACTTCAGAAGTCGTTGCACTTACGCCACTTATCGTAACCTTATGGCGATCTGCCGCTGCAAGTTGACCAGTTGCAAATATGCCATTGTCTCCAGTGAACTCCACCTTAGCTCCTGATCCGATAGTGTTAGAGCCAGCGGTAATTAGATTGTAGTATTCTTTGTCTGGAGAGTTTACTATTATTGACCAATTTTCAAAGGCTGTGTTTTGGTTGGATGCATCTTGGAACTGGATGCCGCTCACCCCAACAGTTAGCTTATCGTCGCTGGTATCAAAAGTCAAGCTACTGTCAAAGGTTAAGCCATCTGTAGCACTCCAAAAAGCCAGCTTATGGATATTCAAAGAAGGAGTAGAGCCAAGTCCAGTCAAAGCCCCAGTGGACATGATCGTTGCAACCCTGCTGGTGTTCAGATCGACTTTTACACCACTAGTCGCAGAAAACGCTAGCCCAGAGGTGTAAGCGATGTTGGCTGCGTTCAGCGCTCCCGTGACGGCCAAGTCCGTTCTGAAGTTTCCAGAGGTGTTGTAGAGGCCCGTGTGTAAAACGATACCTGTAGTCGCAAGATTAGCTGCCGTTGCAACCCCCGTGGACATGATTCCCGTGACCCTGCTCGTGTTCAGGTCAATCTTCGATCCGCTAGGATGCGTAAAGATTCCGAATCCCCCCATCCCCGTAGTCATGATCGTCGTAACTCGACTGGTGTTCAGGTCAATCTTCGATCCGCTAGGATGCGTAAAGACTCCGGCTAGCCCAGAGGTGTAAGCGATGTTGGCTGCGTTCAGCGTTCCCGTGACGGCCAAGTCCGTTCTGAGGTTTCCAGAGGTGTTGTAGAGGCCCGTATGCAGGGCAGTCCCAGAGTTAGCGAGGGATATGACTGAGCCTGTCAGTGCAACTCCGGTGGACTCGATAGTCGTAACCCTGTTGGAAACCGATGTTACGCTCGAAGACGTAGCAACTCCACTACCTTCAATCGTAGATATGCGACTGCTATATCCAACGCCAGACGACGCGAGGGATATGACTGAGCCTGTCAGTGCAACTCCGGTGGTCTCGATAGTCGAAATGCGGCTGCTGTTGGTGTCAATGCTTACGCCACTTGCGTAAGAGAACGCAGTTCCTTGGGTTGTTCCGTCATTAAATGCTACGCCACTTACTCCAAGGCTTATGCCCGTAACAGAAACTATATTTCCTGTTGTAAAAACAGAGCCAGACGCCGGATAGGTAACAAAAACGGTAGCACTTCCCGATAGATATATGGGGGTGCTTCCGCTTGCGCTAGCGATGATAGTGTCTCTAGTGAGAACGTTAGAATTGTACGTTCCTATGCCAACTTCCCAGTTGGTTGATTCTTCTATTGCGTAGAAGGTTTGCGAGCCGTTTCCAAGAACAGAAAAGTCCTGAAAGCCCCCAAAGGAACTACTGAGGGTTACGTTCCCAGTTCCATTAGTTGTTGTGCCCTGCTTTACTCTATCTTTTACTACAAACATACCTAACTAACTTTCCCCTATTTAAAGAATATATCAAGATCGCCACTGGCAAACGAGAAAGTGTCTCCATTAGTAACGTTCTTGGCTGTAGTTAGCTGCCCGTAAAGAAGTATGTTCCCCTCTGCACCGCCTGCATCGGCTATGAAGACACCAGAAACATATCCCCAATCAGAAGTTGCTTTAGGGAAATTAATATCCTGAAAGTTGTTCGTTTGTCCCGAACTTGCGGGAGCGGCCCAGTACGCCGTTCCGGGGCCTCCGGAAGCCCTAGCGTATGATCCCCCACTAAGCTCTTGTGTGAATAGACCGCTTTCAAGAGAACCAGAGCTGTAGTTTCCAACCAATCCTACATATATACCCGTAGGGGCAGCAAATGTAATCTCCTTAAAGACGTGGCCTATAAGTCCTGATTCTAAATAATGTGACATTGCAGACATATTATTAGTCCCCTTTTCTCGTTACTAAAAAAGCCGCCCTCAGCAATCCCGCCGGACGCCAAAGGCGGCTTATATTTACAAACTGAAGAGTATGTTAGAATGCACCCATCAAAACTCTTCGGTTGTCGAGAACCGCAAAGCCGTGCTCTGCCCATCCGTAGAGACCTGCTCTTCGCTGACGATGAAGGGTATCGTCCTCAAAGATTTGGACTTCCTGACGAATTGGCATTACAAAGCTGTCAGTACTTCTCAGGTCCAAGCCAACGACAATTTCATTGTCGCCAGTTGGGAGACTACCCGAAAGGTCACCCTCGTAAAAGGATTCATATTCTTGACCTTCACCAAGCTCATCCAAGTCATGGAGGGTTACTTGGAAAATTCTAAGAAGCAATCCACCGTCTTGGGTGATTAATTCTCTGCGAGTAACGGGATCTACTTCATCGACACCCCAGTTCCGAATATCTTCGAGACCTTCTGGGCTGATGAATAGATCTGTAAGTTGACCTCGGTTAATTGAAGTGCTATTGCCGCCGCCATTTCGACGCATAACGGTCTTCATTAACGATACAAGTCGCTTGGAGAATACTCCGGCGGCTGCATCTGCATCGTATACCAAGATATTACGGTCAACGCCAGCACTTATAATTGTGTGCCATCCGTCGTCGTTCATTTTCTTGACAAACTGAGATTCCATAACGCTCATTGCGCGACCCACAACATCCCATCTAGCATCACGAGCATATTTTAACAGATAGTCAATAGAAGCACCAACATCATAGGTCGGAACCATGACGTAATCGCCTTCTACGTGACGCTCTGGAATACGTCCGTGATTAGGAATAGTGTAAGCAACAAAGTCTTTTTCAGTTCCGGGAGCGATGAAATCCAATGGGAATTCTGTACTTGCTCCGGGTGCGAGTCGGATGGCTTCGAAAATGCCATCCAAAATATTGCCGCTCATAACACCTTTACGCAAAGGTAGTTCCAAGGCTTTTGCAAGCTCGGATGTCGCAGCAAGAGACTCCTCCCTATTCAAAGAACCAGCCTGACGAAGCAGTTGGTCCATTTCGGGAGTAGGCTCGAAAAGGTTTCTATTAGCCATTCTCTAATCTCCTAAAATCATTAGGGTTAATTTAAAAGTTACCAAGTGATGTCGATGTCAACTTTAGCGTATCCATCGGCGTCTTTGATGGAAAGCAATCGACCAACAGCGGTACTACCAGTATTTGTCGACAAGAATCCATTAACGTCAAAGTACAAGGTTGCACCGATATTCGCGGCAACTGGAGTGCCTGAAACATAATTGGTAACAACAGTCCCTCGCTTAAGCAACAGTACTTTACTACCTTTTTGGACTTCGTCCTTGTGGAAGTTAATGTGCTGTCTAGTAAGGTCGAGATTTACAACATCGTTCAGCAATAGACCTGCAGGTTTCTGGCTTTCGAGTAAGTCAAATGCTACAGTCCCCGTAGGAGATCCAACAAGTGCATTAGCGTCGTCCATGGCTGCTCCAGAGGCAGCCGCTGCAATTCTGTAAGTCACAATCCCACCTCTTTCACCAGTTTCATTCATGAAGAAACTAAGATCTGTAAGGTGTTCATTTCTATCTGGTTTAAGTGCCATTTTATTTATTCTCCTGATTCATTATTGAGAACATAACTATTTACCCACTCTTGAAGGTTCGCACGAACATGCGTTATCTCGTCTTCTGATCCCTCAGAGGCGACAGTCATGTCGATAGCTTCTTCTACAGAAACGGTTTCAAGAACTTCTTCATCAACCTCTTCTGATTCGTCCGCATCTGCTACTTCTTCGCTAGCTTCTTCAGACCCATCTGCTTCGACTTCGTCTTCATCGCTTTTGGAATAACGTTTCATTCGAGCCTTTTTCTCTTCTTCATCTTCTTCATCTTTCTTCTTCTTCTTAAAAGGATTTTCTCCCGCAGCCTCTTTAATAGTTTCGGCTACAGCTTCAAATTGCTCCTGAGAAAGATTTCCAAAGATTTCGAGTTTAGCAAGTGCTTCTTCTTCGGAAAGACCAGCCTCGACAAGTTGAGCCTTTCGCTCACCCTGAGACTTCTCTTGTTCCATTTTTTCTACCAGATCTTCTGCTTGACTGAGCGCTTCAGATTCTGTAGCCAGAGATTCCTCTAGCTCCTCAATCTTCTTCGTTGCAGCAGAAAGCTCTTCGCCGGATTCACTGAGGCTTTCGGAAAGGGCTTCTACTTGCTGCTTAAATTCAGCAACTTGATCTTCCCATTTCCCAATATTTGCTTCTGCAACTTTTGCAGTAAGCTCTTTATTTGCAGCCTCAAGAGCAGCGAGGGCTTCTTTAAGCTCTTTGACCTGATCATTCAAAATATCATTTGACATATCAAGATTCTCCTGTGGATTTGTGTTGGAAAATACATAATTTCCTACTCTAACAGATACACCATTATCGTTGGAAAACAGATTTTTCGTAAAGGAAGCGTTAGTAAAATCAAAGGAGTAGTCTCTATCAAAGATAATACTGTCTGGATTCGCTGGCTTTTCAACAAAGCCCTTTCCAGAAAATGTGATATTTTTTAAGAGTCTACCTACTTTATGATTTTCATACTGACCACTTCCACCGTAAGCTCGCAAATGCCTGCTTAAGAAGGCCGTCTCATTGGTTCTGGCTACAATATGGTTCTCGTTGTTGGGAGTAACAACAGCATAGTCAAAGCCTTTAAAAATACATTCCATGGAGACAAACATCTGCCCGTCTTCGATTTTATTAATAAGATCTTCTGCTCTGGCTTGGTATTCTGGGTCTTGCCACTGATTGTAAATTACAGAAGAAACTAAAAGGTGATAAAGGTCCGGCAAGTCATCAAGACTGATGTCCTGATCGATCAGCTTAAGCTGTTCGTCAACCGGCCAAGTACCGATAATTCCACCAACTATTTTCTTTTCATCGTGTTCTAAGTTGGCTGGTTTATATGTGGGTGTTTGTTTAGCGGCCCAAACCTCTTCTTGGGAGAAAACATCGTCGTTCTTGTTCCAAGAAGTACTGACTAAAATAGAAAACGTTCTATATACGTCTCCGTCTTTGTCTCCGGCAGTGGCCCTAATGTCTTTTATAAGCTCTTCATTAAGGGACACTAAGGGTTTTTGGCCTTTTTTTGCCGGGTTTGCTGGGCACAACTGCGATACATATGCTAGGGAGGCTTGAGATCTTATCTGCTCCTCAAGGCCAGCTTCTCGTTCAGCATCAAATATAATAATGTCGCTCATATATAAATTACCTCTAAGATAGCTACACCAAATAAGTGGTTTGATAAAACATTACAGCTTAAGGTCTGCGTAGAAAGCCGCTCTTAGGTTTCTAATCTCTTCGATACTAAGGCGTCTACCAATTTGATCGGAGGCTTCATCAATCCAAGAGTTGCACTCTTCGTGGATTAGGGGATCGCAGCTACCATTTATGGCGGCAAAAATGCACTCTTGACTAATGTCTTCGCCCGGTTCTATATTGCAGAGTATTTCAAACTTCATCATTTCTGAGTGTTTGGTTTCATCTCTATTTAAGCTCCTCATGTTTTTCTTCCCAAAGCCCTTTAGGATTACAGAGTTGACAGCTTCAGATATTTTTTCTTGAGCATCTTGGGCCCATATCTCTATGGCCGCCTTCTGTTTCGGCTTAAACGTTCTTCTTTCCCTAGGAACTAAGTCACGAGAATTTTTTGGTCTTCCGGGCCCCTGTGGATTCTTGTTTTCTTGATCGTCAACAAAAGGAAGTGTCTTTTGTTTTTCTTTTGGTTCGATCTTTTCTTTAGGCTTTCGCATTTGGAGGGCGGGCTCTTCACCATCTTTTCTGTCGTCAAGGTCCAGACCTACCTCGCTAGGGGTGGCCACGCCAGTTTGCAATGCAATTTTCTCAAGAGAGAAGGCTTGGTCGACAGCGTGGAAGGGGCTGATTTTTTCAGACATAGCACCGGTGTTCCTTCTCTTGTTCTCATTAAACAGGCGTTTTCTTTCAACGTTAGGCTTGGCCTTTATATTCCTCTGTACGAATTCGTCACTGATGATGTTCCTGTCTGAAAGGTTGATCATAAGCTGTGTCATGGATGCCGGGTCGTCGAGATACATAAAGTCAAATTCGACCTCTGCTGGAAACCTAAAACCCATGGACTCTTGGACCATCCTAAGCTGTACGTTCCAGAATTCTAAAAGAATGTTTCTAGCATAATTAAGTCTCTCTGTCAGTGTTTTGAGAGATATAAAATTGTTGGTAGTTCCCGACGCACCAAAGGTGCCGGTGAGGGTTGGTGGAATTCCCAGACACGCATAGATAGCCATAAGGGTGGGCTTGTATTTCTCCTCACCCAAAAACCTCTGAACATCAGTTCCTGTTTCTATTAGCTCAATGTCGGGGCCCCACACAATATCCATTGTGCCACCGCCAACATTTGTTCCCAGTATATCCCCAAGCGCTGAGGCGGCAGCGGCGGTTGGCGCTAGTTTGTGTTCTAGACTGCCAAGTTTCCAGACCCTGATTTTTGATATAGCTCCATCAAGGGCGGCTTGATCAGCAAGCTTAAGCTTTTCATATAGAAGCAAGTCTTTAAAGCAAGCATATGTCATTGGGTCAGCCCACTCTTGCCAGTCGTCCTTTTTGTAATGAAACATAAAAGTCTTGTCGGGGGGAAGAACTATTCCATGGTTTGTCTGAGAGGCTCTTATAATCTCCTCTGGAATCTGGCTTAATACTATAACGTCTTCTGGCTTCTTGCTAATTTGTAATCTTCTGATCTCTTTCTTTAAATAGCTAGGGATCTTCATTGTATAGAATCGGTTTCCTATCATGCTAGAAACCACCCCCCCAACAGGGTCTATTAAGAGGGGGTCAAGAAAAAGATACTGCCAAGGAATTTCTCCCTTTTGAAATTTTTTATCGTTTATTATCGCCTGCATATCCGGAGAAGCTATGGATTTTTGCATGTTTAGTCTTTTTTGTTTACTAAGCTTGGCAGTCTTCATTCTTATGGGAACATTGGCTTCTCTAAATAGTAAGTTGCAAATTCTCTCAGATACAAATGGCCCCCTAACTCGACTAAACCAGTCATTATAAAATTTTTCTATTCTTGGGTTCTGGTGAACCAAGCGAATGCCTTGGCAAGCAAAATCGCCCATTAAGTCTATTGCGTTGCGAATAAGTCCTATTCTACGATAGGCACTCCGGGCGAAGGCAATAATGTCTTTGCTTTTAGTCGGAACGGCCTGACCCGGACGAAACCAGTCAAAGTCTACTTGGCCCAGACCGGGTCGTCCGCTAAGGCGCGTGGTCAAATCGGAGAAATCTCTTGTCCTAGAACCCAAGCTCGCATAAGAAAACTCAGAAACTGCCTCTCCGTAGGCGGCTATTGCGGCCTCCCTTTTTTCAGGGTCATCGGAATCCCAGCTCACATAAGCTGCAGAATCTGTAAATTTGGTTTCTTGGCTGCGGGGGTATTTTCTTTTTGCCACTTTTCCTCCAATGTGTATTGAGAGTAAAACAATACCTATTGTTTATTACACCATTTATTATTGATTTTTGTTTATTCTAAAACACGTAGCTTGGTTAAAATTTTTAGTCCATTCCGGCCCTACATACATTTTGGAATTGGCATGCGAATCGGAGGGTCCGGCAACTCGACCTATGCTTTCATATGCGGGGGGCGGTATTATAAATCTTTCAGAACGGGCTATCATGTTAGCTATAACTAAGGCGCTGTAGCGGTCTTTTCTAATTCTTCCCTTTTTCCCGGTCTCAAGCTTTATTTCGGGAGTATCCCATCTCTCTCTTCCTGATTGAGTCGAAGATATAATTATTGTAGCTAGTTCACTTTTTAGTTCCTCTACTTCCATTACCACATCCTCTAGTGTATCATAAAGCCTCAGGGTGCTGCTTTCTCCTGTTTTTTCTTTAATTTCATTGAAGAAAATTTTATCTTTTTCTGTCACAATGCTTAGACTGAGAGTATCGAACCTAGGAAACAACAATACTTTGTCTTCCAAGTCCTTCCTCATGCCATGATTTGCCTGAGCCGTCCAGTCAGCCTTGGCAAAATTTATTAACTCTAGCATGTGGTCTCCGGCTAAGTCATCAGTATCTTTGCTTTTTCCCTCTTCTATGATTGGGTAAATAGGTCTTTCTCCCGATTGAAGCTTATCTAAATCTCTTAAGCCTTCAGCTATTGTAAAACCGCCTCCCTGTGAATCTATTCCTATTCTTCCACAAGGAAATATCTTTAGGAGGTCTCTTATTTTTCTAGAACAGAAGCTGTAGTAGTCATGGCTTTGCGTAAGCCCTATTCTCTTTCTTCCGGCAAAATCTTTTTTATTGGTGGTCCACACATAAATAACCCGCTGGTGTTCTGGGTGAACTTCTAAAATTACAAGAGCGAAGTTGTCTTGCTCGGAAGCAGGGTCAATTCCCATAACATACTGGGAGCCTGAGGAACCTCTAGTTGATGGGTCAAATGGCTCTGGACACCACGGAGCCCAAGTGTGTCTTGAGCAGTTTTCGTCTGTGGCAACGCAAGAGTGTATAAGGCTGCGCTTGAAAAAGCCTTGGCTATCTGATGTAAAACAAGCCCCATATTCCATTTGATAAATACCATTATGCATGGTCGCTCTAGCTCTTGCAACCTGCTGGTCGTCCATAAACCCTTCGGGGATTAGTTCGTATGGCATGCGTATAACAGAAAAATTTCTCCAGTCGAGTTTCTTCATGTAGTCCGGAACGTCTTCTGGGTTCTCGTCCATCATGGCGGCTACCTTTTTGAAGTCTCCCCGAGTTTGTATTGTCGCTTTATATTTCTTCCAGTAGTTAGCGTAGGGCTCAAAGTCGTAGCCAGCGGTTCCGGCTACTATGGACTGATTTGACCGACGACCTTGATAAGAGTCCTCCATTCTTGCTTTCCAAGTGCCCTCCTTCTGCATTTTTTTTCTTCTGGCTGCGTCTTTGACATTCTGGGTAGGATTGCTGGATACAGCAGCAAAGCCAGCAACGACGGTTTCATAGATATGTGTTGGTATAGAATTAAATTCATCGGCAATAATTGTATGGGCGCGTAAGCCTCGAATTTTACTTCCGTCTCCAAGGGGAACGGCCATGGCCCAACTGTCGTTAATCCTCATAGTGCATCTATCAACGTCGCGGCGTGGCCCGCTATTGTCAGAGCATATACTTTGTAGGATTGGTGCGTTACGCCAAATGGTATCCATGTATTCAAAAATAACTTTAGATTGACGAAAGGCAGCGCCAACGATAACTATTTTGGTTTCGGGAATAAGGACACATCTTAGAAGAGAAAATACAGCTAACAAAAAGGACTTACCAAAGCCACGACTAGCTACATACATGGGGAAGGATCTTATCCAAAGTTCCCTGAGTATGCAGGTCTGGACAGGCAGCAACTCTACATTAAGAAGTTTCTTTACTGTCCACTGAAAGTATCTCGGGTCTCTCATAATTGAGAGTACATGCATGTGAATATTATCTTTTTGGTATGGTGTTAGATCTTCGAAGGGGCTATTGAAGTCTTTAATGTCCTCTTCACCAATACCAAGCCAAGCGTTGTCGCCAGATTCTATAATGCTAAGTATGGTGTTCTTCGTGCTTTTCTTTATGAAGCTCATAGACCTTCCTCATTATTAAAAACGCCATCTCTTCTGCCCTCTTCTTGTCCCCACAAGCCACTACATGTACTCCATACTCAAGCTGAATAGACGATATTACCCTTTGCATATATTTGCCCTTTATGCGAAGCGACCTCCAAATTTTTTGTGGTATTCCTGAGCCTTGGGGATATCTTTCTATGTCCGCCCAGTTGAACTCAAGTAACAAAAAGGCGTGGGGGAATGTAGACATGCTTTCAAGCTCTTTGTGGAATCTCTTTTCTCCACAATTGCCTGCAAATTCAGACACCCCCTCCTTCCTTTCAATACACAATAAGTGCTCCATGCCCTCTATTGCGTAGTCTCCAATGTCAACCTTTGCAATCTCTGTTCCCATGCAATAGGCATCTTCTTCAAACCACCAGCCATGGCCCTTCTTTTCTCTACTGTCTCTTATGACCTTGAATCTATTCATCTTTCTTTTTTAATCTTTTTAAAGCTTCCCACTCTAATATCTTGTAAAACATAGGCTCATAGACCTCTTCGCTGCCCTTCGTTCTCTGATGGCAGCTTTTACATAGGGTTATTCCGTTTGTAACGTCAAACCTCATTGATGGGTGGCTTGTCCATTTTTTTATGTGGTGAACTTCCAGTCTGGTCTTAGATCCGCAGCCGGGAAATTGGCACTTGTTTCCATCTCTCTTTCTGACCGATTTTCTAAAGCCAGCGTATGCGGGGTCTTTGTAGTCCCTGCTGCTATGGAATGAACCTGACCTCCGGTACGTGCCTCTTCTTTTCTTCGGCATAGGTGTCGCTTTCTACCATTCTGTGTACAAGTTCTGTAAAAGTAACCTCTCTCTCCCAGCCAAGCTCGTTCTCAGCCTTTGTTGGTCGCCCTTTCAAGAATTCGACCTCTGCCGGGCGATAAAATTCTGGGTCTATAACGAAGAAGTCTTCATAGTTAGAAATTCCAGCATATTCAAAAGCCTTACTTAGAAATTCACGAACACTATATGTTTCTCCTGTGGCAATTACATAATCGTCTGGCTTCTCCTGTTGTAACATCAGCCACATTGCATTCACATAATCGGAAGCATGGCCCCAGTCTCTGTAAGCGTCTACATTTCCTAGTCTAAGTTTTGGAAACGAGGGTACTGCTTTCATGTCTATATACATACGCTCTGTAGGAATGCTTATTGTGTCTTCGCCAATGTTGAATCTAGGAGATATCTGATCGAGAGAACCTCTGGAACTTCTTTCTTCCCATCTTAGAAAGTCTCCAAGCCACTTGGTAATCTTTCTGGTTACAAAGCCCTCTCCTCTCCTTTCACTTTCGTGGTTAAAAAGAATTCCGCAAGCACCAAAGATACCATAGCCCTCTCTGTAGTTTCTCACTAAATGATGAGAAGCTAGCTTGGCAGCAGCATAGGGGCTCTGAGGTTGAAATACAGTATCCTCGTCTTGGTAATGATCCCACTCGGGCTTTCCTGTTCCGCTTTTTTTCTCTTTAGTTATGGACTTGCCAAACATCTCCGAAGTTGACGCTTGGTAAAACTTTGTATGGGGGGAGAACCTCCTGATACCCTCTAGGAAATTGATGACACCTATCGTGTTAACCTGAAAGGTGTAGTCCGGCTGCTCAAAGGATGTTTTCACATGGGACTGTGCCGCTAGGTTATAAATTTCGTCTGGCTTGTGCTGTTCAACAATAGAATAAACTGAGCCGGAATCAGATATCTCAAACTCCTCTATCTTTAGTTTCTTAGAGTCAATGTGGCCAATTCGCTCCAGCGTGGAGGTGCTGCTTCTTCTTTTAAGCCCGATTACCTCATATCCCTTGGAGAGCAGTAGCTCTATGAGATAAGAGCCATCTTGTCCTGTAGCCCCGGTTACAATTGCTTTCTTTGTCATAACTTAATCCTCGTCTTTTATAGTAGCTTCGTTTAAAAACGGTTGATCTACGCTGCCATCTTCATAGGTATGGTATTCTGACATCTCTTCAACTGACTTGTCGGCAGCAATCCTATTAATCTCCATGTCTATACCTTCACGCTTACGAACCTCAGCATCGTCAAGTTGCTTTAACCAAGCTGAAAAGTTTGTCTTTGCGTCTTCCGAATTTCGCTTACGCTGTTCCCTCGTACCCTTCAAATCCTTTAACAATCGCTCCTTCTTGGTAAGAAGTTTTTCATGTTCATTAATGTATGCAGACTTAGAAGCGAACGCAGCGCCAAGTTGCGTTTGGAAACTTGCGATAGCCTGAGTGTCTTGCATAGCTTCAGGTTTACTCATTTCATCGTCAATAAGCTTATTGAGTCGTTCTATATTTTGCATAACCTGTTGGCGATCTTCCATCCCTCGATTAATAAGGACTTCCGTCCGAATAACCTCTAGTATCTGCATTTCCTCCGTATGGGTTACATCTTCTCCAAACTGTTTAAAATAATCAATCCACTGATGCTCAAAGAAGATAATCTCTCCATCACTAAACTGCTTTTTAAGTTCGTGATAATAATAACGGCCACGAAGATGAACGAGTAGGTGCTCATCGTCCGTCATGTTCCGCGCCTTAAGATTTTCCTTATCAATAAACTTATTAACAGGATCAACGGTGCGATTTAGAAAAGCAGCTATCTCCTCAATAGAAAGATCAAAGCAGTTCTGCCTGATATAGTCCATTTCGCCCCTTGAGAGCTTTCCTCGTTTACGGCCCATATTTATTTCCTTTAGTATTCTGTTGGATCAATCCCATTTTCCTTTAAGACTACCATAATTTCCTCCATAAGGCGGTCTTTTCTTGTCTTTGGAAGCTTAAGACTATTTGAAAGCCTTATCCAATCTTCTCGAAACTGAACATGTAGCTCTTGGTCGATTAAGTTTAATAGATCGCGGGTAAATAAAGAATCCAGAGCACTTGACTCTCTCCCTATCTCATAAACAGTATTGTAAGAACTCATCAGGTTCCTCTTGGCAGTGTTCCTATCTGTCCAGCCCTTGTAGAGATGGCAATCTAGCTTGTTGTCAAACTTGGTGCATTCATAGTTAACATACGCTGCCCAAGGGCAATTGTCGCAGGGTTTTTCTGGCCTACCATAGTTGTTCCTTTTAAAGTTATAAAGGCGGTTTCTTACATGTATCCAGAGAAAATTTTCAAGAGGCCTGTCCTCGTCCCACGATTCGATTCCTTCCCAAGCAAACAAAGACGCCTGCTGCTTCATGTCCTCAAGGGTGTGGTATCCAAATTTGAACTTACGCCCAAGGCGTATAGATATGCGCTCTATAATTTCATTAACATCATCCGGTAAGTTCTTCTTGGTCAACAACTTCTCCCTCTAGGTTGTCTGCCTCTAGTAAAAAATCTTGTAAAATGATAGAAGCATAACCAGCGAAAGCATCAATGCTAACCTCAATGCTTTTAATGCCACTTAGCTCTTCTCCCGTCTCTGCGCTTACTACCTTGGTCTCGGTAGGGTCTCCTGTGTAGATAATCTTAATCTTCACTGGTTTCTTCTCCTTTATTTAAAATGGAAGACATTGACTTTTCTTCCTGTTCTTCCTCAAGTTCAGCCTTGATTTCCTTTTCAAGCTCTTCAGATGCTGTGACTTTTAGCTCTGATTTAACGAATTTTACATCAACACCGCTCGGCTGTGCTTCAGTGCCAGTGCCACGCAAGCTTTCTACTTCTCTGGCAGCATTCATTATATTCTCCAGTTTTTGAAAACATAAGTAATATGTCTTAGATACAATATTATATACACGAACAACCACTTTTTGATGGGTTAGATAAATTATTTTCGGATGAATAAATTAATTAGAGAACTGAAAAAGAGCGATGTTTCTTCAAGTTCGGAGTTCTTCCGCATACTGGATCAGCTTAGTCAGACTAACCTACCTTATTATCGACTTGAGTCGTTGTGGAATGCATACGAAAACAATAAGGACATGTATGTTCTGGTGGCAGAGAAGTACGGAAAAATTATAGGGGCGGGATCTGTGCTTATAGAACAAAAATTCCTACGGGGTGGAAGTAGGGTGGGGCACCTCGAAGACATAGTGGTTGATAGTGAGTCGAGGGAAAAGGGAACGGGGAAGGCCATCGTGGACTCTCTTATAGAAATAGCGAAAAAGAAAGGATGCTATAAGGTAATATTGAATTGTAATAATAATAATGTTCCTTTCTATATTAAGTGCGGATTTAAACTAACAGAACATGAAATGAGGATGGATTTATAATGAATATTAAGTGGAGTAACGAGGAAAGGGACTATATCCGGGAAAATGCTGCAACCATGAAGGATGTAGACATAGCCGGTGAGCTTACATTGATTGCGGGCAGGGTGGTTACTTTGGATGCCGTCAGAAAAGTACGACAGAAGATGGGCATTGTGAAGAAGCCGGGGCGCGGTGTCTGTGGCGTGGTGTATGATAGCTCGGAGGCATCCCATGCATCTCACGAAAATGCAGGAGGCGCGGATTTCTCAAATTGAATGGGAGATTCGCAAGACGGAGAGGGGCATTAAAGTCCTACACGCCCAAGGTGCCGACCGTCAGAAGATTATTGAGTATGGTGAAATAAGAGAGAAGTTAAAGGATAGGCTAGAAGGACTAACACAAGAAAGATATTTTTCCTGTGGTAGATGGAAGTTGTTGAGAGAGGGAAGGCGCATCCCAAAGATTCCGGAGTGGCCGCTATGAGCAAAGACTCAAAAAAAAGAAGCGTGCTAAAAACGCTATCTTGGAGGGTAATAGCCACCTCAATAGGAATGGGGCTGATTTACTTTTACACCGGGGAGGCTGCGTTTAGCGTGGCGTTTGGAGTAGCGGATTTTGTGATCAAGTCGGCTGCTTATTATCTGCACGAGCGGGTATGGACCTAGACCAAACGAAAGCGTCCCCTATCCTCCACTATAGGAAAAGTACATGAAGGAAATAACTTCTGAAGATTTGACTCGCCGTTATCCTTATGGGACTAAGGTGAAAAAACGCTGCGGCGTCTATGCTATTGTCAATCAGGATAATGATAAGATGTATATCGGGGCTTCCCACAATATATACAAAAGGAACAGATCTCATAACGGTCATTTGTCTAGTGGGGATCACAGTAACAGCTCTCTTCAAGAAGATTACAATAAAGGCCACTCTTTTAAACATTACATTGTCTGTGAATGTCCAGAGGGAGAGGAGCTACAAAGGGAGAAGGAAGTTCTAGGCTCATACAATATGAACGAACTTTATAATACGTCGCGTCCCCCACAATTAGATAAATTGCTACCATTTTTAGAGAAATCGACAAAAACCAAAGCGTATGGTCGCTACATCGTTAACAAAGGAACGGGATGCTGGGAATCGCAAGCATGCCACAGCGGATCAGGATATAGCAAAATGATAATTCGTATAGATGGTAAAGTCAGGCATCTTTTAAAGCATCGCGTGGCTTATTGGCAAGCTCACGGTGAATATCCAGAACTGATAAGACACAAGTGTAACAATAAATCTTGCATGAACCCTAGTCATCTAGAGAAAGGTACACATGCGGACAACTCAAGAGATCACCATCGGGAATTTCATGAAGAGTTCAGAAATGTCTGGATAGAATTGGGTGGCGATCCAGTCAAGATAACAGAGCATTTTGGGTGGAAGAAAAATTGTATTACAAGCAGAGGAGGAGTTGCAAGTTCCGTATATGATTATGAAAAGAAAACTGGAATAAGAGAAGAGTTTCCGGAGATAATAAAAAAGAGGAAGCGGGCCGTTAGTGGTAATAAGTCTGGTAGATATTATGCAACATAAAACAAACGACCAGTTTTATCAAGCGTGCGTCATTTTTTTTGGGATCAAACGACCACTTTTAATGGATGGGGCCGGAAGATTTTTAACAAACGACCACTTTTATAGAATAGGCTCCAACCTGTAGTCTGTACCACCCTGCGTTATGCTTACATTCTCATTACAGAAGGATGAGACTATAATACTACCCCTAATCATTTGATGTTTATTTAAGATAATGTGAAGAAATGACTTGACAAGTGTCGATAATTATGATATACTTAGGTATTAAAGTTGAAAAGGAGAATTCAGTATGAGTGACGAACTAATTATGTATGTTATCGTTCCTATTATCATTCTAGTGGTGACATTCCCATTTAGAAATAAATTGAAAAAACTTTGAAAAGGATAGGAATTACTCTTGACAAACGCTAGCGACTATGATATAATACAGGCATGTTAAACGAAACGAAAAACGAAAGAGAAAACGAAATGACATTTCAATTTGATGATTTCGACACGCAAATTCAAAGCGAGGAACTGGTATCCGACGAAGAGCTTTATGCTGCTGAGGAATACATGGGCACTCTAGAGGATGAGCTTGATGCTGTAGAGGATGAGCTTGACATTCTTGATGCCGAAACTCGATTGGCTGATGCTGAATGGGATGCTCATTGGGAAGCAATGGATATGGATCTGCTCGATGCGAGTGGTGAGCTTCACGATTACGATGAAGATGAATAAATAAATCGCCGTAGGGGGGATTGACAAAATCCGGCTGCGGGCCGCCGCCGTCGTCCTAACTCCTTATACAACAACGACTTATAGATACTTGATTATTTTGCCTTTTTTGAACAAAGGACTGGATTTTGACCACCTAAAACGCCGATAATATATATAGTGGAGGGGAGAAGGGGATAAAAAAACATGCAGAAAACTTCAAAAAAAACCCGCTTTGCTCTTGACAAAACGTCCAACTTAGTATATAATACAGGCATGAGAAACAAAGAGAACAAAATGATGACTGAAAAAAACATGCAAAAAACTTCACAAAATAGCCGTACTGCTATTGACAAATCAGAGAAGATCGTTTATAATACAAGCATGAAAAACAATAATACTTTAACGAAAGAAAAGAAAATGACTTTTACAAAATACAATACAAACGTAAATCACCTTACAACCCATGAAATGGTTGCTAGTAAAATAGAAAAAGGTTTGACTAATGAGCTTCGCATCATTTGTGAAATCGGTAATATCTTACGAGACATGGGTAAAAACCATACTCAAATTAACTTCCTTATGAACAACGAGGATTTTCTCACTAACGTTCTAAGTTGTTACGATAGCGATGGTGGAGATAACACTCCCCCGTTTGATAATTTTCATCCTCTTAATGCTACTAAGATTAGCCCACGTTGGGCCGATGGTAGTAAGAGAACCATTTAGGGTATAACCCGAAAGCCTAGCCCTAGTCGCTAGCATAGTCCAGTCTATTCAAAACTGCTTGAAGTTGAACAAGTAAACAACGACACTTGAAGTTGAACAAGTAAACAACGACACTTGAAGTTGAACAAGTAAACAACGACACTTGAAGTTGAACAAGTAAACAACGACACTTGAAGCCTAACAAGTAAACAATGGCGGGACAAAAAACAACGAATAGGGCTTGACAAACCGAACAACTTGGTATATAATACAGACATGTTAAACAAGACTACTTCAACGAAAGAAAAGAAAATGACTTTTAAGATTAACGATAGTGATAAGACAAGAGTAAGTAACCTCAACATGATGCTTCATGACAATGGCGTAGACATCTGGATTAAGATGGATATGAATGACATGAGCAGATGTGAATGGAGATTCCTTGATAGTCCTTCACCTAACACTTTTGGTACGATGGATCAGCCACTAGTACATGGTGGAATAGGTGCATTGATCAATGACATGAGAGAGGCTTGCTTCGCTCATGGTATCATGAAGCGTCCTGCTCATATCAGTAACCGTAACCATGTTCGGCTTGCCATCAATGGTAATCCTGTTTGGACTACCTCAAACGGTGGCTAGGGCGGCTACCCTACCCCCCCCGCTAGAGGGGTTGACAAAACCGGCGGCGGCCCGCCCCGGTCGACGTAACTCCTTTGATACCAACGACTTAAAATTTCTTGTTTATTTTGATAAAAATGACCAGATAAGGGTTGACAAGCTAAAGTTTATGTGCTATAATGACGATAATATATAATAGAGAGCAAAGATACAATGTTAAGCACTAGAACAGATAGAATGACACTCAAGCAGCTCCTGCTTCATCTCGATTACAGTAGGGATTGCCCCGATAGGATTCATCCTGATCGTTGGCGTGCTATGCTCACTTGGGCAAAAGAAAGAGGATATATTTCCTAAAAATTGCCCGATAGGCCTTGACAAATTGGTCAAGATAGTATATAATACAACCATGTTAAACAAGATTACTACAACGAAAGAAAAGAAAATGACTTTTAAGATTCAAGAAAATGATTACAATAGGGCTTTAGATCTTTATACTAGACTCCATGAGAATGGTATCGAAGTATGGATGAAGCTAAACACCAACGATATGAGCGATTGCCAATGGCGATTCATTGACCCTCATTCGCCGCATATCTTTGGTACGATGGCTCAACCATTACACAATGGTGGAGTAGGTGCTTTGCTCAATGACTTGCTTCAGGCATGTTACAACCATAGTATCATGAAGCGTCCCGTTCGCATGGGTACACGTAATCACATGCGTCTATCATGCGATGCTAATGGTAAGCAGTGGACTACTGCTAATGGTGGTTGATATGAATTGGTATCTAGTACAGTATGCTGATACAAGTGGTATGGTATATCTATGGATAGAGGCAAGCAGCCCCTTTGATGCTGCTGCTAATGTAGTGATTGATAAGGGTAGTAAGTCTATGCTTGCTAATGATGCG